ACGACTGCATACCATCCCCTGCTCTTATGTCAAAATTGGCTCCACTAAAAGCAAAGACTGTAGCACCAGCACCGCCCGTGAGGAATTTTCCCGTTGCACCTCCGCCAGTTGATACAAAGCTGGCACTCGTTGTTACATCAGCAGGGAACACGTAGTCTCCAGCTCCAAAAGTTCCCGCTGTGATTTGTGCTGCACCAATAGATAATGCAGCTTGATGTTGGGTAACAGAACTTTCTGCAATATCTCCATCAATAATAGTATTCCAAGCAGGAGCAGCAGAGATTGCACCATCACCGACTTGTGTTAGAAACTTCTTAGTCGCGACTGTATTCCCAGCAAGTTTAGCGATGGAATTAGCTGCATCGGAGTATAAAGTATCACCAAGAATATAACTAGATTGTCCTGTTCCTCCATAAACCTCTGTAAGAACATCAGCGTTCCAAGTCCCTGTTGCTACTATTCCTACTTCTATAATGGCAGATTGTAGATAATGTTCATCCTGGTCAAAATTAAGCAGAGCATCATGGTCAATAGTAGAAGGATCAATTACAAATCCAGGATCACCTGCCACAATAGAATCTAGTTCAGTACGTAGTCCACGCACGCTCTCTAGATAAATAGATTCTTCTGGAAGGTTATATGGGATTGAACCGCCAGCTTCTTCTAAAAGCTGACCAACTACTGAACCGAACGGAGTGGTCATTTCTTCTTAGATTCTTTCAATGTCTGATTAATCCCCTGAGCTATTGCCTGAGCTTGTGGTTTTCCTTCACGACTCAATTTACTAATTTTAGCTGAGACTTTCTTCCTGAGTCTTTTCGGAACGCTCTTTCTTTTAACTCTCTTCTTTGCCCGTTCTCTCGTGGTGTGTCCTGGCATTATATCACCTTAAGTAATCGCTTTCTTTTCCTGTATTCTTTCATGTAACAAGAACTACATAAACCAAAACCTACTGACACTCTATCTGGATGGCAAGTAGCCATTATATATGTCCTTTGAAGTCCATTATGTGCTCTTATATGAGAGAAATTCCTCCAAAACTTGATAATTTCTGTAATCGTATCTTTCCTACACCTACCAAGAAATGGATAAAGCGTCATCATCCATGAGATAGCGTATGCCCCATTGATCTGAGTTTTCCAACAATTTCTACTCTTATGGATCCTCACGTCCCACATATCAGCAACTTTGGTAATAGTATCCTCAGCGGTCATACCTACGCTAATATTAGGATACTTTTTCTCGCTAAACCCAAAACATCCTTCCCCTTCGAGTAGCCCACCCAGCCAAGCAATATCTTTTAATTTAACCATAATCAGTTGCTATACCCAGTTACAGGATCTAACTCTTCAAAACGTTCTTCTAGGAATTCATCACGTTCTCTTTCATCTTTAATACAGACAGCAGGTCTCCAAAACTGTTCTCCTTGAGCAAGGGCGTCGTGGAGATGGTAGTTCATTGTCGCACCAAAGTTGTCAAATTCCCAAATCATTTCTTCCTGACTTGCGTGGAAGAAAATCTGCCCAGCAGCATAGTAATTACCAAGAACCGCAACCCTTTCAAACTTAAGCTTATCCTTTGGAGGTTTATAAGGAAGAATATTGAACCTAATATTCCTAATCAACATCTCCCTTCTTAACCAATGAGAATAAACTTCGGAGAATACAACTTCCTCCATGCAGACGGCCCTTGGCCAATATTTTTGAACTAAGGAGAATTGAGTCTCAACAAACTCCATTGGGCTCATTTCCCTTTTTATTGTTTCAAGGACAAAAATGTTCATGAACTTATCCGTTCCCGTAACAACAATCCCCGGAGTCTTTGTGACAGCCGGATCGTTTAGGATGAGAATATCTAAATCCTTTAACTTCCACCGTAAGGAACCGTGAGGAGTTACAGCTGTAACAGGATAAGTTGGTGTTCGGGAAAAGAATCTTTTCCAAGTAAGATCAAACTCAGCTAATCCTTCATGTGGATCATTGGCGTACTGGGCTGCCCAAACCCTCTTATTCTTCCTAAGAATGTCTAATGATTCAGCAGGGAAGTGTTCAGGGAAAACGGGCTCTGCTTTGCCTGTTTCCTCATTAAACTCCTCAACTCTTCTAATGTACTTAATTAACTTACTCCCATAAACCTTCATCATGTGAGCATAAATATCATCAACTGACCATCTAGTTCCCACTACATCAATGTGATCTTCTTTCAGATTAACAAGGAATGACTGAATATTGTCAAACCAATCAACTAACGTCGCTCTCTCAACTCTACTATCTCTAGCTTTATCTCCAAAAATATCATCTAACTTAATTAGATTATAATGTCGTCCTTGTGATCTTCCTCCAACTCCAATAGTATCAAAAGTAGGCTCGGCCCAGAAGCTAGACCTCGGAAGTTCCAGTTCAGACTTATTTATCCTTTGTACTCTAGGGTTGGGGACACATTCTGGAAACAATGCGATGAGTTTCGGATTGCCTGTAAAATGTCCGGTAATTTCATATAAGAACCGTTGTGACCCTGCGTGTGCTTCGTGTCCAAGGAGTAATCGAATGTCGGTTCCTAAATTAAAAGGATGAAGTTCCTTTCCAGCAACGTCTGGTAAAGCAGACTGGACCGAACCCGTTATTGTTTTAATCGTTGATTTAAAATGAGATCGTGCTAACAAAGTCATACGATACAGCCATACTAACTCATCAAGCTCTTCGTCATCTAGAATCTTTCTCTGAGTTCTAGTTTTATCTAACCAGGCACAGAAATGACCGTGAAACTTCGTCGTGAGCTTTGTGTAACCCAAAATTGAGTAAGATAAGAAAAATGTATCTGTTTTAGCTAAAATTTGAAGTTCCCTAATTTCATCTTCGTCTAAGGCATCTCTTCTTTTCTTAGCTTCCTCCTGTGCTCTGTCTAATCTATCAGGACGCAACAGAGCTTCCCATTCATCATCAGATGGGGCTTTTAATTCCTTTGGGAAGGAGAAAGTGTTATCAGGATAAAGTGTCATTTACCTGTTATCCTTTTCCGTTCAATTGTAGGAGAAGTAACGTCTACCGCCTCTAATTCTTTATGTAACTCCCGAGATTCCCGGGCTTTTGCCAAACCATCTTTAAGTTCAACAATGGCAGTTTGGGAAAGTAGGTTAACATCTCCTAAAATATTAACATTCCCTTTACTCTCACTACCACCTAAGACTCTAGTTTTTTCTAACAACTTAAATGCTTTATCTACCACAGCAAAAGGATCGGATGCAAATAAAGCATCGTCCTCCATAAATGAAGAGATTCTCTCCATCGCCCGAACTTGTGTCCGCTCAAATCTATCTTCTTGAAAGATCTTATTCCTCTCTGCAAGAATCTCAAGAACTTTCCGTCTGAATATCTTGGCCTGGGGCGTTGAGCAGACCTTACTTATCATCACCGTGGTAAAGTTAAACTTAGCCGCAATTTCTTTTTGTGGAACGCCCATGCAGTCCAGAGATACAATTTGCTCGTATACGGGCGTCCACTCCTTAGGAACCCATTTAACTAATCTCGCTGGTCTATTTGGATCATCATTCCTTGGCCTACCTCTTTTTCTCTTGGTATTTGTTTCTACTAAACTTACATTTATACTAGTCCCATCACCATTTCCCTTAACAGAAGGTAATGGTTTATTGTTCAGGTCTAATGCTGTAGAAGTCATCTCTTCCTACTTCTCTTTCTTCTCCTCAGCTTTGCAAACTTCTCCAGATTGCGAAGATGGTCTGCTACTCCCTTAAGATGCGCCCCTCTAAGGGCTGGTCGTCTTTTAACTACTTTCCTACTCGTCCTCTTCGCCATCTTCTTCTATTTCTTCCTTATCATCTTCGTTTTGCGTTCCTGTGATAGGATCAAACTTCTCTTGTATCTCGTCTTTGGTCATAGCTGGGACATTATTCATTTTGGGAAGTTGTACATCATCAACAGCTATGTCGGCTGTAGAATGTAGTCCAAGCACAGGAGAAATATCGGGCTCATCTCCTTCTTCCTTTTCCTCATCGCTAGTTTCAGGAACAATCTGCTGGAACAAGGGCGAGGATTCTGCTTCTTCTGCTTCTTCTGCTTCTTCCTCATTCTCACTAGCACCCGCTGAAAGAAACTCGTTAATGTCTCCCCATTCGTCTTTAGAAAAGGTTTTAACGATGTTAGGTTTAAGCAAGTCACTACGTACTCCCGGCGCATCCCTATACGTTGCCATAACTACTACATCGTTCTCGGCATCAAAAATGAAATAAACCTCATTACCACTTGTAACGCCTCTTCCTTCAACGTAATCCATAATCTTACATTCCCTCCCATAGTTTTATGGCTTCCCATATATGTAAAGCGTCACCAACATTTACAGTAGAAATAATACGAAATGAATGAAAAGCATTAAACGCGTAATCTGCCATGTTATAGCAAAGCCCCTTGCCCGCAGCAGGAGCATTAACGTCAGCTAATGCAACTCCAATAAACCCTTCCTGAAGAGTAACCCAAGTAGCTGCTCCCCATCTTCGTCCCTCAATAGTATAAGTATTCCCATCTAATGCTGCGGGCGCAATTAAGAGAATTGCAATCGCATCATCAATTAATTCTTGTGCAATGGCATTGGAAGGTTTAGTTCCATTAGGAATAGCAAGATCAGTAAGTTTAGAAAAAGCGATAGACATAATTCAAATTCCAAATAAGAAGAAAACGGAATAACCCATCTCAATGTAACACCCAACTCACCCAAACACAACCCCCGACGAACATCCGTCCCACGTGGAAGGTCCCCTTGAAGCACCTAGAACATGTCAATATGACAGGAGAAAACCTGCCAAAAAATAACAATGAAAAATAACAAGAAAAAATAACAATGAAAAATAACAATGAAAAATTTTAGTAGGAAAAATAATAGGGAAAATTATGAGAATAAAATAAAAAGGGGTAAAAAAAATATTGTACAAATAGTTCTGACCTGATATGTGTGATAATGAACGAAAATTTCTTTGTAGGCCCCCTTCGGGGTCCGTTCGGGTTAGTTTCTCAGCACAGTTATGACAGCCTAATAAATAGATTCTTAGTCTCGCATAATATAGTTATTAATATACAACAATTTCGGGTGATTGCTGCCCAGGCATGAGCAGATTTTTATGAAGAAAGCTTCATAGAATCTTCATAGTATCTTCATAGCCCATTAGCTATCTTCCAGCGTGAGGGAAATCTAGCTGAGAGGGAGATATGAAAAACTTTGTAGTTGCTTACTTTCTCGTTAGCACAGTAGTAGCCGCAACCGTTGGCATGCAGTATGCGCTCATGATGTGGTTCTTACTTCTCTTACTTTTTCCGAGGAAATATGCATAAAGGTCATTTCTGGCATCAGGAGGAATACAACAAAACGCGGAAGAATCCGCGAAGAAAGTATTCCTTATTTGCCAAACTTGGGCACACGTGGAAACGTGTCAGTCCTATCATCTGTCGGAACAAAAAGGAGAGTGAGTTGTTTTTCTACAAATCCTTAGCGCGGGCAACGGCGCTGGGGATCAGGATTGAAGTTGGGCCAATTTAGAAAGGTAGGCGAACAATGATGTGCGAGAAATGCAGGAAAATATGTACAGAAGAGAAGATCAGAGACCTAGAAACACAGGTACAAAAAGATAGGGAAAAGCTTGCGTTGATGGTAGCACTTCAAAAACAACTAGGTCGACTAGGCAATGCTCTTGGCTACGATGAACACCCTGAGATTAGATACAAGTCTCAGTAAGTCAAGCGACCAAGGGGCGGTAGTCGGGCCAGTATAAACGTTTCACCAGGTGGAACACCATGAAAATCTACAGAAAAGAACTTTGGGCTGCCATTCACCGCTATGCCTCTGCCCTAGAGGCTGACTCATGGAAAGACGGAGGAGATGATCCCGACGCGATTCTTGAGATTAAAAAAGAGTTGATGGAGTCGGATGAACAGCTAGACAAGCTCATTAGAATGGTGATTTCTGTCCGTGGTGTTAAGGTTAGGCCAGTCTAATTTCAAGGGGGAGATTATGAGAGTGCGAGTATCTAACATTACCTATTGTATCGAACCAGAAGATTCGGTAGGCCCAAAGGAATTACCTTCTGTATTATTCCTTTCTGTAGACGACAAGGACGACGTTGCCGACGCAATTTCTGATAAGACTGGGTGGCTCGTAGAAGGATTTGAGATTGATGTGATAGGAGGAGAGTAAGTCAAGCGACCAAAGGGGGGCGGTAGTCGGTAGGTCCCGGGGTCAAGTCCGGCGCTCCAATGATGGACAAAACGATGCCAATACGGCACACTAAAAACCTGCCAAGTTGGCACTAGGATATGATGGACAAAAGGGTTACATTAGGATGTCGGAAGGAACCGTTCTTTTACAATTGATTTACGGAGGAGAACATGGAGTTGAAAAAGAGAACAACTCGCACAAACCACAAGCTTGGAACAGCAAAAGGCGGTAAGATCGAAGTGGAGTATGAGTATCCTGAATACTCTGATTTCGACGAGTTTGTAGCCGCAGCGGGTTCGCCCGAAGCCGGTCTGCAATTCGTCAATCTCGCTGTGAGAGATGGAGCGGGAGAAAGGGTCCGCGAGACCATCACGGACGCTCCAGAAACGGGGATTACGGAAGAAGAAATCAAATCCCGTGCTATGGAGGCGGGAAAAGGTTTCCAGCCAATCGCCCGTTCCACGAACAAGGAAAAGGCACAAGAGTTGGACGTGATTCTAGCTCGTGTCCGCACGGAAGGTGCAAGCGCAGTGGCAGACGATTTGCTAGCACTGGCTGCACGGTTGTCGTAGGGATTTCTTAGGGATAGGACTATGACCCGGTAGCTAGGGACCTTAAGAAATCAAGGAAAAGGGATTGCCGGCAACGGTGGTCCCTTTTCTTTCTCCTCTTAGAATCAAAAAGATTGAAATGCTAGGTGTATCTAAGGGACGTGATAATTGGAGCCTTCATACTTTCTTAATGGTATGTAACGAAATGGAGCAAATGAACCCCAGAACCTCCAGGTTGACCAGAAACACCCAACCAACCAACCAACTCGCGGGAGTTGGCCGGGGGCGGGTCCGGGGTCGAATCGCTTCAAATGTTTTTCTATATATTAGGGAGTCCTAAACTCCCAAGTAAATTGTAGTAATTGGCTCTTTCGTTTAAAAAAAAAAAAAAAAAAAAAAGAACAACTATATACACCACCACACTGGGGAAATATATGAGAATGAATAAGTGTAAAGAATGTTGACACCAACCCCCTAGGCCCCAACTCGCGGGGGTTGGTTGGTTGGACGTGGTTGGACGTGGTTGGGTGGAGTTGGACGAGTTGGCTCAGACATTTAATCGAGATATGGTGATTCCTGGGAGGGGAACATGGACGCTAGACATAGAGAGATAATAACTAGGATAGTTGCCGTGACAGTCTCCGAATTAAATAAGAAGGTTCCATCTTCAGTTATTCCAAAGTTAAGAATTGGGATAACTAGGAATAGGGGTCGCGCCCATTATGATAAGAATAAAATAACAATTCCACTTTGGGTACTAGGGAGAAGTATTCATTATGTCAGGTACTACGTTTGTCATGAGATTGCACATTTAGTTGCGTTTCGTGATTACGGGAGGAATGAGAAACACGGGGTTAATTTCAAGGCAATAGAGAGATTTTTCTGTGCGTCATTTGATGTTAGGTTAGTATTTCCACAACGTCACCACGAACGGGCATATCCGATTGCGATATGTGGGCCGGACGGGCATTTTGAGAGGAGTGGGTTATGATAAACTTCCAATTCCAAACCGAAAAGGTTAAGAACCTTAAAGAACATGCAGTAAATATGGAACACGACGCACGTTTCCTGTACTGGGAATTATGTGATGTGGTTCTAGAGCTACTGTCGGCAGAAGGAATGAGACAAACTGAGAAACTTGCAGAAGAGTACGATTCAGAAACAGGACTTCAGAGAAAGTGAGGTTATAATAATGTGGCTAGCTGAAGTTACTTTCCCTTCTGGAAATCGTTTTAAGTTGGGAATGCAGTTAAAAACTGCGATGTATTTTGCTAGGAAATTCGGTTGTAATGTTCTTTTAACTCACACTACAACCAAACTAGCGGAATATTGCCATAGAAAGGAATGGGAGGATTAAATTATGATGAAAGGTGATGCATCAACAACCGGAAAATGGGTAGTATTATTTAATTTCCGCTGGGAACGTGCTCTTACTGCGTCAGGAGCACCAGAAAAAAGTTTCCTACGTGCTCTAGCCCATTTTGAGACAGAAGAAGATGCAGACATTTTCTATTCCTATTGTTTAAGTGAGGGCTTGGTTCCCACAAAAAGGCCACGTTTCCCCGATTTGTTTAATTCCTAACAAAAAATAAAATAACCTGCCATATTGGCACTGCCATATTGGCACTTGACTTCTTTGGGAATAGGTGTTAAATTGGATATTCGCCCCTTGTGGGCTAGGAAAAGGAAGTAGGTTTCCAGGGTGGGACGCCATCAAAAGTTAGGCAAGATTGGGCTGCCGTAAGGTGGCCAACTGGTTTCGGAGGCTAGACTTCGATCTAGTTTCTCTACGTAGAAACTAAGCCTAACAAACCTATTTCTTTTTTTCTTACAATTAAAAAATAAGAGGAAACAATGTCGTCCAGCATTGATCCAGTTTCCATTACTCAATTAAATAACAAAGAAAAGAACGATAGAAAACAAGTACCTAAACTCTGGAATCTCCCCAAGGTAGATAAAAGCTTTCAGAAAAAGTTAGCAGAGTTAGAACCATTCCAAAAAACATATACTGAACTTCTCTATAAGATTGGAAAAAATAGATACGGACTAATCCCTCAGTTTGATTTTACTGTAGACATTATCCTACCTACCGGAAAATTCTCCGAATTATCTTACGAAATAATCGCTGGACCAATCTGTCATTTAGTTATGACAGTTTGTTCAACTAAGGAATTTGAGAAACTTCTACATCCTATCCTTGAACAAGTAAGAAATTCTGTTCATAACAAATCAATAGATAGAACAACAGCTTTAATAAAACGTCAAGAAGAAGCTAAGAAACTAGTACCACCATTCATGACATATGATTTAGAAGACCACCATTTAGAAATTAAGAGAGAACAAAAGATAACAATATTTGATCCAACTACGGGAATAACTATAACCCGAACCATGCCCGCTGAGTCGGAACCGTGGCGCTTAATGACACATCGCGCTAAAATGGAGCTAATTAAGTTAAATAAACTTGTAAAGGAGTTTGAAAATAGGGAGAAAAGTCATGGAACATTTAATGCAAATGAGAACAAGGTTCGAGTTGAATCAAGTAGTAGTTTGGAAAAATAAATATGGAATATTTAAAGGTAGAGTTGTAGGGCTACGTGACGATTTTATCTTTATTAGAGAAACTATCGTTACTCCTGGTGGAATGAAATTAACCGGAAAAACGGTTTATCGGGTTGAATTTGAGGATATAATCGCGAGGGTTTAATAATCATGGAAGAAACATATTGTGATTTCTGTAAAGAAGATACAGAAACAGCTTACGGATATTCTCCCAACGATGCGTTTATCAAAAATGTATGCGTGAACTGTTGGAGAAAAAAGAAACAAGAAAACGAAAAATGTTCCAAATAACTCACGACAAACACTTAGTCTACTCAGTAATAAAGGTAACAAAACTAACAAGACCGATATTTCAAGAGGAACAACCTATAGAAGATTTGATGTTTTTGTGGGCAAATAAAACAGTTTTACCTTACATTAAACATTTGGAGACTTGGTGAAAATGAAGTTTTCCACTTCTGAAAAGAGGGAAATAAGAGCCTACCTCAATATAGAACTAGCCAGAATGGCTCTCGATTCCTTAGAAGAATTAGTACGTAGAGGAAATAAAGAATTAGATGAAGCTAGACAAAAAGTTGCTTTCTTCTATGAAGACATTCTCTGTTTACAATCCATGATAAGTGCAATAGGACACGGTTTAGACTACGAAGATGACTAACCCAAACCTCGACAACCTACAAAAAGAAATAGATATACTCTCTAGTGAGGAGAAACAATTACTAGAGAAGATAGAAAACTTACGTACTGCAAAGGCTGTAAAGCAAATAGATTACCAAGAATTAGTAGCAAAAATGCCAATGACCGTGAAAGTAATTGAAGTCCTTCAGAAAAATGGAGAAGTTACTGATCCCACTTTCTTGTTAGAAAATAATCCAGTTAAGTATCACCATGAATATGTAAATCTCTTACGAGGAACAAATGGACGCTTTTACGATAGAACAGTAGAGAATATTAATCACATTCCTGCCTCAAGCTTAGAAGAATTATTAGAACGTCTGAAGTTAATTCCCACTATCAATATTGATTGGGACTTCCAAACATACCAAGCTTTCCAGAAATTCAAGGCTTGGCAGAAAAAAGAAGAAGCTAAACCAAATTACAAAATAACCCTAAGAGACAAAAGATTCCAGATTCTAAAAGTAAAAGGTGGAATGTGGGATATTGATAAGATTGAAGGAATTAAGAAGGAAAAAAGGTCAAAGGATGAAATCTCTTGGAGCTTACCAAAAACTGAAGGTTGGAGAATTGAAGAAGCCCTATTAGACAATCCTAAAGTAGAGTGGAGTGTAGAAGCTAAGGCTGCAATAGAAATAGAAACAGAAAAAAGAGAAAGACTCTCCAACCTAGCAGGAAAACTAGAATCATCCCTTTCCGTAGAATTACAGAATGGATACAACCTCCGCCCGTTTCAAGAAGTCGCCGTTGAGTTTATTGATTGCGCCGGCGGTGATGCAATTATTGCAGACATGACAGGCTTAGGTAAAACTTGGGAAGCAATAGGTTACATTGAATATAAGAAACTTCATGCAATTATCATCTGTCCTGCTGCAATTAAAGAAAACTGGCGTAGGCATATCAAGAATCTAACGGGTGAGGATGCATATATTTGTAAAGGCTCAACACCCTCCCAATGGGACGTGGAACACCTAGTTACAAAGAAACCTAAATATGTAATTATCAATTACGACATCTTCGGCAAGGGTTTAGATGTTAGCAACGACCCTGAAAAGAAAGAAGATAGATTTCTTTGGGCAGAAATTTTAACCGCAGCAGACTACGATGTAGTTGTTTGTGATGAAGCTCATAAAATCAAGAATACTTCTGCAAATAGAACAAGAGCCACACTTCACTTAAATAATGTTTCACAAACTCTAAAGTGGTTATTCCTAACTGCTACTCCTATTCTAAATAGACCACGAGAACTATACTCCTATCTCCGCTTAATCCGTCCAGGGCAATACTCATCAGAGGATAATTTCTGTAATCAATATATATTTATGGACGGCTCAGTTAGAAATGTAGACAGATTAAGAAAGTCTCTCTCAACAATTATGATTAGACGAAAGAGAGAAGATGTTCAAAAAGAACTGCCAGCCATCGAAAGGATTTACGATTGGCATGAGTTGTCCCCCGAAGCTAGAGATAGATACGAGACAGCACTAGAAGGAATATATCAACAACTAGCAGAATTTGACCTTAGCTCAGAGGCAATAAGTATAACAGGATTGTTAGCACAAATAACTAGGTTAAAACAAATCGTAGCTCAAGACAAAGTAGATAGAATAGCTGATTTAGCAATAGAGCTAAGTGAATCCTACGAAGTTTCTCCAGCTGCAGATAAATTAGGAGAAGGAAAGGTTGTTATCTTCTCAGGATTCAAAGCTGTAGCTAGAGGAATTGGGAAAAGGTTAGGACATGAAGCGGTTGTGTTTGATGGAGATACAAAGCAGGAAGATAGGCAGAGATATGTAGATCAATTTCAATCTGACCCAAGCATAAAATTCCTAGTCGCTACGGGATTTGTAGCTGGTGAGGGATTGGATATGACTAAAGCGGGATATGTTATCTTCTCAGACTTTGGCTGGACTCCTGCTTATCACCAACAATGTGAAGGTAGGATTTACGGCAGGTTAAATGAATGTCATGGCGCTGTATCCTACTATGTAGTTGGATCAGATACAATAGAAGAATGGATACAGGAAATTCTGGCACGAAAATTAAAAATCATTGAGCAGATTGTTGAGGGAAATGACTCGCCCGACGCTGGGAAAAGTATGGGTTATGAGTTGATAAAGAAGATGAAAACAGAAATGAGGAGTAGGAGGAAATAATGAAAGTCTATCTCCTGATAGTTAAATCAACAGACTCAAAAAAATTAATTGCTGCTCATGTATTTAGTACAGCAAAAGTAGCTGGAGAGCATGGAGATGAAATAAGACATTTGTTAGGAAATGATGCAACAGTAGAAATTAGTCCGCAAATAGTTCAGGAAGAATAATGAAAAAAGCAATTTATACAGATCGAGGAAGGGAAATCTTCCTTGAATTATCAGCAGCAGATCGAAGGAGTGAACTGTTACGTTGTATAGCAGAAGCTGTAGCTCATTTAGAGTTTAATGCTTGTAGCCGTTCCAAATCAACTGACGAAATAGAAGAGTTTAAGTTTTATGAAGATAAAAAGGAATAATGGAAATGAGAAAAGGAAACGAGGCAGAAGTAGTAGTAACACTACAGATGCCGGTACAAAAGCCTATACACATTCCTGGCGTTCTCATTATGGAAAGTATGACAGCCAAAGAGATAGAACGTGCGATGATAGAGGTTTCTAAGCTTGTAGTTGCAGAATTAGTTGCAAGTGGAAAGATGTGTTATTTTTCCTATGCCGGAAACGAAAAGGTTAGGGAGAAGAAATAATGCCCGAAACTATAACCCGATCATCTGATGGAGTTGTATTAGTACTTCCAGATATAACTATTTCAAATACTCGCAACTGTTCCCATCACACGTCTGTAGATGGAATAGCCTTTGAAGTAACAATGGCGGTAAGGTATTTGTTAGCGGATCGGGACAGAATCCAAACATTACTAGCTGATGCTAAGGAAGAATTGGATAAGTTAAGCTAATGAAATGGTTTATCTTTGGCCTTATTCTTGGTGTAATAAATTGGATAATTATCAAGAAGTTTGTTAAAATAAGAATCCGACGCTTTAGACCTATTAGACATCACGGTGGACTCTCTCACCTTGATTCTCTTCTAGGCTTGTTACCGTTCTGTGATCTCTGTACATATAAAATAGATGGGTTTGGAATCCAAACGGGTTCCAGGTTTCCCCTTCATAACTACTATCATATCTCTTGTTGGTTCTGGTCCAACTTCTTACCACGGGATAGAAAATGAACTTCTTTATCCTCTGTGCTCTCATTGGATTTATAATGGCTCCAACCATTGGTATTTGGTGGACGTTTGCGTTCTGGTTTTTCCTTATCCTAATGTTTTCAAAGAAGGTAAAAGAATGAGCATAGAAGAGTTCACTACTACATATGAAAATGTAACATTCTCCGTAGCAGAGGACAGAAAAACGGCCTCTATAAAGCTCGGAGGGCTACCTATGGAAATAAAACTATCCTCAGGCTCCATGTACGTGCTATGTAAAGGCATCGTTGACCTTATCGAAACAGAAACGGTGGCCTTTGACTACTTTGAACGGGAAATGTTAATAGAATGAATTGGGCAGACATCGGTGGGAGAACTAAGGTTCTACATGTTGTAGTTAAATGGAATTATGGTATAAATGTTAGTATACTTTGTGGACACTTTATCGTTAATCGCGCCCGTGTAAAGGAGACTCATAGACAATTACCTCATTGTTTGCAATGTATAGATGTTCTTAAGAAATTAATACGAGAAAGCAAGGAAACAGTACAGCTAGAACTTCCTGATACTGGCGTGAACTATCGAGCCAAACGTATCCAATGAAACAACTAACTGACTTGGAAAAGAAAGTAAGAAGAAGGATAGCCAAAGCCTCAAAAAGAGGAAGGTATCTGACAGTGACTAGGAGAGGAAGAAGGGACCGACCGGGAAGGAAAAAGAAAGGCATTAGGTGTAACAGCTGTAGCAACATACTAGCAAAATACCATAACTTTGGCCTCTGTGACAGTTGCTTAAACAAAAACGAGAATAAAATAATAAGTATGCACATCCCAAAAATGACTGAGAAGTAATGTTCCTCATAAGAGACCCTGACGAAGTCTGTGATCTCTGTAGTAGGAAAAATAGTGGAGATAACTTAAGATATTTCCAAAACCTTCTCCCCAATCCTAGAGTTATCATTACCTTATGCGTCAGATGTTCTCTCAGGGCTTGGATAACTTTAACTTATTTTCACGTAGCTGACCGTGATGAAATAAAACCAACAAGGAAATATAAGAAGAGAGAAAGAAAGTACAAGAAGAGAAAGATTAAAGAGAAAAGAAAAATGGGCAGAGTAAAAGGAAGAAAGAAACCAACAGACTTATTTTGTGCTGATTGTTTGGAAGAAGTAACCATTGTTGCCCTATTTGAATATTTTTGCGAAGGTTGTATTAGAAGATACAAAAGGGCTCAAGTTTTAACCTTTAATGAAATGATCGAAGCTAAGTTTGAGAGAGTTAAACACAGAAACCTCAATCAACTAAAGAGAGATATGAGACCATGATTATATACGTTGGTTTTATAATGGAACAAGGAAGGTTATTACCAGAATTCGTTACCGACGATAAGAAACGCGCAGAAACTAAAGCTGGGCAGAGTGTCGATGATGCACTTCCTAATAATTCAGTACAAGTATTTGAGATAGATTTAGACCTTATAGAAAACAAGCCTATAATAATAGTAAACTGGACGCCAGAAGGCGAACACGTAAGAGTAATAACCTGAAAGGATAAAGAGAAAATGAAACCCTTCCTGCAAATCCGAAAAGCAATCAAAAGAAACGCATCGTTTGATTCGGATGATGTAAGGACATCGTTGTTAAATCTCCTCGATGCCCTAGAACAAGACGTGGCAGATGTTCCAGAAGAAGATGAGACCTTTGAATTCTCTGCACACACAGAGAAGTATGCAGAAGAACTAAAAGAAAACCTTCAAATCTCTGATGAAAAAACTGATGAAGAAGTAGACGGGGAAGATGGAGAGGATGAGTAATTGGCATTAACGGACCTAGAAAGTGGCATTGCTCAGGACTCTCTAACTTGGAAAATAGCAACCCCGAACGGGGTTATGTTTGTCACCGTTGTAGAGAGTATAGACTACAGAAAAAGGCCGGTCCCGATTAACATACTTATTACAATAGGCAAATCGGGATCGGCTATCATGGCATGGGCAACTATGACGGCAGATTTGATTTCTCTTATGTTTACAAAAAAGATAGACTTAGCAGAGATAATAGCAGAGATTTCTATGAACCTATCAGACCGCTCTGTTATGCAAAAACCAGGAGTACATATAAGGTCAGAGCCCGAGGGGATTAAATATGCCTTATTGCGTTATCAAGAAGATAGGAATAGGAGATTGGAGGCGATGAAATGAAGGAAATAGTCCAACTAAACCTAACGGAAGAAGAATCAATAATACTTCAAGCCATAGTTAATGTTGGAATAACACTGCGTACTGAAAATGTAACAGCAGAGGTGTTAGAGGATTTGGAAAAAAGAATGTGTGTAATGAGGCTTTTTATGCATACATGGCCAGAGGCAGATGGATCTTTGGCAGATAAGATGGTAAACTTAGTTGAGACGAGTGCGGAACATCTAGTAGAACTAAAAAAGGCGATGAAATAATGGCTGAGAAAGAAGAAAGCTTAATTCAACTAACATTGACTCAAGATGAGGCAATGCTTTTAGGTTCCGTTACTACGTTAGGAATAAGAGTCCTTATGGCCGATACGGAAAGAGCAAAAAGGACATTTGCTCTCTTAACTGCAGCCATCGCCCAATGGCCGGAAGCAATGACTTCTTTATCAAAAAAAATGATAGTACTAAACGAAGCCGGAATAAAATGTGCCGAGAAAGAGTTAGATGAAAGTAGAACTTGACCTAAGTTATAACGAACTCATGCTGTTAATAACCTCAGTATTCATTACTGGTTTTGGTATGAGAGAAGGCGACGATATCTTTATACTTCGTCGAGCAATTTTTGATTGGCACGCATACATTGGCCTTGAAGCCAACGCGATGGTTTCTCTAGAAAAAAAGTTGGCAGAGGCCGCTGAAAAGTTTAAGGAAGAATTAAATGAAACCAAAGTGGACGGTAGTTGAGTTAAGAAGATTTGATAGAATACTACTACAAATATTTCATTACAATGATGAGTATGGTGAATATCAAGTCATTGGAACAATAACAATAGATGACACAGACATGGAGTCTAGAGAAGCATGGCAGAAAGCGATAGAGGAAATGAACAAAGAATTCTTACAGAAGAATTCATTGACAAGGTAGACAAGCTCACAAAGTCTCCGAGTGAAAGAGCTAAGTTTATTTGGTTGGTGTTAGCTGATGGAGCAAATAAAAAGGTAACTAATTGGGACCTCATCTGCTTTTGTGTAGAAACTCTAGGTTTCATGTCATCAGAGTTTCCTTGGTTGAGAGAAGCGGCAATATCAATATCTAAGATTGTGTATAAGGCTCATTACTTAAACACTGATAGAATAATTGCTAGCGAAAATGAGGTTAACCTTGAGATGAATATTCCAAAGATGACAGGGAGGTAGTTATGGTATTATTTGCTCAAGATTGGACACCAACTATTCGTACACACGCACTTGCTAGAAGAGTATTAGTAGTTGCCTGTACACAAATTGAAGGAACATGGTCTGCATATTGTGACGCTGTACCGGGAGACAATCATTTAATGGAGAGAGATGCCGTATTAGCATACGGAGATAAGTTAATAGAGGAAGTAGCACGAGTATTATTTCCTATACTCGATGGGACTCCATATTCTAGTTAAGAAAAAAAAACGAGAAACTCAAACCAACTTACCAACGGAGAGAACAATGCCTGAGATACAGCTAACCGACCATGACGCCCTGTTTGCGGAACTGTCTGTGGAACTCGACGAAAAGATCCGCGAGCTTCAAGCCATAGACCGCGCATTAGACCCGACTATTCCCAGAGATGGCACAACGGGCTCCACACGTTCAGGCGGAAGTCCGCGCCAGCATATTTCCACAGTGGGCCGCGTTCGTCTCCTGCTACAAGCGCACGGCGATGTCAAACGCAAGTTGCATGACACCTTAAACCGCCTAGACAAGAAATAAAAAATGACCGATAACCCAGACCTAGTAACAACGACTGACCGTTTTGGTCACACAGTTATTAAAGTTCCCTACCGAAATTTCAAGAAAGTATGGGAACCTCACGTTGACGATAAAGAAGAGTTAAAAAGACTAGCATCCAACATGACCGGCCCGCCATTTGATAGGATTCTTAAATTGGACTTTGAGTTAGAGCAAAATCCAGAGTTGATTTGCTTTGCTGTTACTTGTCATGAGCGGGCGAGTAAGTATCTAAGGAATTGTGTTAATTGTGGGTTGAATGTTTCATCAAATTGAATCAATCCGCGTTCAGCACCTAATACTCCACCTATATGATTTAGGTTTGGGTGGTAAGGATGATGCAGGGACGAAACTGCACGAGGATTGGATAAAAGCAGCGGAAGACGCAGAGAAACAGTTCGCGAGAGATTGTGAAGAGTTGTACCATAAATTTACAACTGAAAAGGGCAATGGGCTACTCTAAAAATCCTTCTGTTATAGAAAAGGTAGAAAGATTCCTAACCTTAATGGTAAATGCAGATGAAAGTTTGGAGTGGGAAACACCCAATCCAGATAGACTAGCTTACTACATAAGGGAAGGCATCTCTGCGTCTGGTGTTCAATATAAGATTGAACCAGAGAGTGATAAACTTAAAGAGTTCTCTGCTCTTAGATCCAAGTTCATTATAAAAATAAAGGGAAGTCTCGTACTTGCAGAATTAAGAAGTGAAACTCCTTTTGCTGTAATGGGTGTTAAAAGGCTAAAGTCAGTTTACCTTCCCAGCGTGACAACCCTTACAGAAATAGTTGGGGCTGTAGCTAAATACATCATAGAAGAAAGTAAGGAACAAATTAGAATTCCCAACTCCGACATATTAGAAGGTGAGTTTAGGAAGTTAGAGGCTTACTTGAAGTCTAAGGAACTTAAGATTGAGGTGAATGAAAATGAACTGGTCATTTCAAAGAGTGTTAACTAGAAAATTAATTGAGGATGGAGCAAAACTCCCCCGGGGTTATGGATTTGCTTGGAGGGATTTCGACACAGCAAGCCATGTTACTTATCCTATCCCCTTTAATGTTCTTTTTCGTGGCTTACGTCGTCTTTACCATTGGATTCTTAGTCACAAGCACTCTGTGTTAGATGAAGCTAGGATTCAAGGAATTCGTGAGGGACAGGAAATGGAAAGACGAATGCAAGGCATCCAACTAGCAGCAAGAACATTACTAAAAAAATGACAATCACAACAAAGAAGATCATTTTAAATAACGAAGATGATGTGCAATGGTTCATTAATAATTTTCCAAATGGATCATTCTCTTGGTTATTTACTATGCTACTAAATAAATTCCGAGAAGCTTGTGAGGAGGGAAAAACTCCCGCCGATCTTGCTTTACTTGGTGCTAGGGAATTAAGAAAGGAGTTGGATGGAGAATGATTGTTGCTATTATAATGAAAAGTGGGAATCGTTATCATATAAGTGGAGACACTTTAGAAGAAGTTAAACACCGAGTAGAATCTGGAGAGGAAATGAAGTGTTGGTGGTTCTCGTCTGAGGGAAGAAAAAACGAGGAAATATTCCTATTTCCCGATGACGGAGATGCGGTTTCACATTATATTTCTGAATCAGATGCATCACCGTTGGAGGAGATGTAAAAATGAACGCTATGGAAAGACTAAAAGACTCTATGACTCGGGTAAGTGCTCTCGTAAATTTCTATAAAGAAAGCCCAGCTACCACGCTTGACATGATGGATTCTCTTACAGAGGTTACGATGCAGGACCTAGAAACATTGCTCGATGCTCTTGCAGATAGAGACATATCACTCAAAAGACCAGAATTCAAAACACCAAGAGAGATAGAAAGAGATGCTAAATTAGCAAGGATCATTGTTGACCAAAAAGATCGAGCAACTTGGATAAAAGGATACGATCAAGGATACAAAGCAGGAAGGGACGGAGAAGCAACAAGAGTTAGAGAGTTGGTTGATAAGTATTTAGCCAGATGACTAACCTCCTTCTTTGGACAGAGGTTCTATCTGTATTCTTATTCATTCCATTTATAATGGGAATAGGAGTAGGGATAATTTGGGCAGTGAAAGTAAAGAAGTATAAGGGACCGGGAGTTAAGATCATGTATGAAACTGACATTAACTCCGTATAATTGACTCCATTGAGATAGAGAGATAAGTATTATGTTTGAATGGGCCTTTCCCAAGCGAATTGATCGCCCGCCTTGGCTTTTCGTGTCATGGGGTAAGTATTGGAAGGGGATATATCTGCATTTCACGGGCGGGACGCTGAGATTGTTTCTCTGGGGTGCTGATTGGCAGCGACGGACATGGTGGCACATAGTTCAGAAAGAACATAACTCTGTATAATTAGAGGAGTGGTAAGATGCTGAGAGCTTTTAAGGTTACATTTGAGGCTAGTAACGAAGTATACGATACTCTATACTATAACGTACCACATGTACAACAAATTCTCCGTTACTTAGGAGATACTGTAGGTATACCACCAAAGTTCTCTAGTCTCACAATTGAAGTTATTCACATAGAAGAACTAAAAGACGACAATCTATCTGATGGATAAAGACTTCAAAACAATACCACCAATCAAAAAAACTTTCATGCCAAAGTTTGAACGCTTTGAACCTTTGGCTAGAGATGCTACATGTATTACTGCATTTAAGCAATGCGATAGAAAATATTTCTTCTCCATGGTTCTAGGTTTCCGAGTCCCAAAGGGTGGAGTTATGATCTATCTTCCCTTTGGTTCCTGTTACCATGTCTTTAGGTATGAATTAGAAGTCCAATTCAAAATCCATGGTTTAGCAAACCTGGATAAATGCCTAGAGCCCGCATGGAAGGAAGCTGAGAAAGGTTGGCCCGGTAATCCAACACCTGGTTCTAGTAAGTGGGATTATTTAACAAAAGAATATCTCCTAGTCTCCTGTCTAGTTGCCTTTAACTTCTGGAAGAACGAGAAGATCAATGGAATCTATGAGATTCTAGCAATAGAACAACCTTTTGAAGTTGCGTTAGATGATGGAAGAACAAGCGGTGGAAAGGCAGATCAAATTCTACGATGGAATGGCGATCCTTGGGGTAGAGATTTTAAATCAACAGGTAAATCTCCGCAGTGGTATGAGAGGGGAGACCTCGATCCCAAAGATCAATTTATACGATATACCCACGGAGAGTCTGGGTTGATTGGAGAGGATATAAAAGGACAGATTGTAGAAGTTCTCTTTCATCATAAAGTAACAAAAACTCACGACGGAAAACCATTCATCCGTTCATTTATTGTTGGTTATACTCCATCACAGATTGAAAGGTGGAAAAGAGAACAAGTAATCGTTGAGAGACAGATAGATATTTGTAGAGAAGAGGATGTTTGGCCAGCTAAAGAAACCTTCTGTTCTTACTGTGACTATCACTCAGTTTGTAAAATGGGAACAGAGAGAGGAATGGCTGCTAAACTTCAACAGAACTTCGTACAGAAGCATTGGGATTTTAAAAACATAGACAACACGGTGGAGAGATAATGAGAGAGACAATGACCGGAGCTTTTGTTCGTATTGAACGTGATGGCAAGTGGTACAACATAGAAATAGAACAACTAACAGATGGTGAACTAGAACTCTTTGCCGAGCAACACCCAAACGCAGGCTGGGAATGGACAAAGTTTTTAGTTAAATGGATTAAGGACAACGTACAAACGAAACAGGATTCCGAAAAGAAAGTAGAGAGATAACAATGCCCGAAGATAAGCTAGAACAACCAGAAGAAACCTGCGGTTTGCTGATAACCTATGAAGGTGGAGTAGGAGTTAAGGTTAACCTAAGGGCTAAACAAGAAGAAGTAATCGACAAAATACAAAACTGGCTTTCGTCCGAGGTGAAAACCTTAATCCAATTTGAAACCTCAAACCCGGACGAAGTGGAAACTTGCTTAGTTTCTCCAAACAAAATTCTCTTTATGTTAGTGAAAAAAGAATTTATTATGGAGAGTGGTAGGATTGTATCAGCTAATTTGGTTGCCCCGGGAGTTTCACCTGATAAGATTTTCAAACATTAAGATGACAAATCCGTCCTATGAAACAAAGAGAGTATCTGATCTGACAGATACTCCAATCCTTAGTGCTGTAGTATATGGTAAAAAAGGTTGCGGTAAAACATCCTTTGCTGCATCTGGTGGTGATAGAACAGTGTTCATCTTCGTCGGAGCAGGTATCACTGGTATGAAAACTCTTCAATCACCTTGGTTCAAAAAAGAAATAGGAACAAATCCTTTCGTTGAAGAGATTCATGAAGAACTAAACGAAAAAAGAATGCCAAAGAAGGTAACACTTTTCGATCAGATAACTAGAAAGTTTGATTGGTGGTTAGAGAATAGAATAGACGATTGGGACACTATGGTCTTAGATGACATAGCTAATACTAGAAAAGCTGCTATGTATAAAGGATTTGAGATAAATAAGGGTGCAGGATTATCATCGGCATGGGCTAATACAGAAAACGCTGGTGGTATCCCAATGTCCGGCATTCAAGACTTTGGTGTGGAGATAAGGGCTATGCTATGGCTTCTAGAATCTTATGTAGAGATTTTTGAGGCAGCTAGAAAGAACTTTCTTGTCTTAGCTCACGAAAGATATACATTTTCTAAATCAATAGGAAGGGACGGGAAACCTATTATTGGAGATAAGGACATTATTGATAGTATCCGTCCTGGTTTTGTTGGTAAAACTATGCCCGACGACATAACAGCTAACTTTGATGAGATTTGGCATTTAACAAAGATTGGTTCAGCGGACTCTGCAATAATTAAACTAGATTGCTATGGAGATGGTCAAATCCTCGCAAATACAAGGCACGCCGGAATCCTTAAATCTTTTGAAAAGAACCCTAACTTTAAAGAAATCATGGAGAGGATTAGGAAGTCTCAGGGGAAATGAAGTATTATGAGATTCAGGAACTTGAAGCACGAGCCAGGTCGATTCTCGCGGGGTTTGATGTAAGGGAAGAAGTAATAGATGCTCTAATAGAAAATAACGCTTATAAAATTCCACCAGATCCTTCAGTTTACAAGACTCTGTATGAGAATGACCCAGAAGGTTTCGTTACACGCGTGTGTCCTTTTATCCTAGGAGAAGTAACAA